ACGATGCATCAGATGCAGGTTTCATTGCATACGATAGCGTCACAGAGGCAAACGCAATCGAGTGGGCTAAGGCTCAACTGGATGCGGATGCAGTAGAGCAAGCTATTGCGGATAAGATTGCCGCAGAGCAAAACCCAACCAGCGCAGCGGGGACACCGTGGGCCGCTGAATAACTTAAAAGGAGATCAACGTGACTGAAGAAAAAAAGGTCATTACGATTGACGATGTAGAATATACAGAAGATCAGCTAACGGATCAGGCGAAGATGTGCATTAACCACATCAACAGCTTGGATCAGAAGATCGGCAGCGCAGAGTTCAACTTGGATCAGCTTAGAGTTGGACGTAATGCGTTTATCGACATGCTCAAGAAAGAGCTACCAGACGAAGGCTAAAGCGCATGACCGCATACTACGTACAGCCAGAACCCAGCGCATCGGGCGGCGAGGCATACTGGTTGGAAGGGTATGCGGTTGGCGATGCCAAATTTGCCGCAGCGCAGTCTGACGGCACCAGCACAACGCTTGCCGCACCAACGCGCGTGCAGCTTGCAGGCTTACGCGCAGACGGCACCTCATCATCACTATTCGGCGGCAATCGTGTTGTCGCGGGCGCACTCGTGCAGGAGCCAGTGACTGCGACGGTCACAGGCGTTACGCGCGTGCGGCAAGGCTCAATCCGCGCGGATGGCGCAAGCACTACGCTTACTGGTGGAAATCGTGTTCGCTCGATTGGCGTTCTAAGCGAGGGCAGCGCAACATCTTTGGCTGGCGGAAATGCAACGTATAGCCCCGCAGTCGTGCCGCGTTCGCTTTACGTTGATACGGGCTACTGGGCCGCGAATTACGTTGACTATGCAATATCATCGCATGTCTCTGTGCAGGCGGAAATCGTAAAGCCCACAGGCGCATCGGCGCTTGCAACATCCTCAACGCTTGCCGCGTCTAATCGCATCCGCACTCAGGTTGGTGTTCTGAGCGATGCAAACGGCATATTTATCATAAACGCAAATGCAACGCTAAACTTTGCAGCGGTCTCTGAGGCGGTAGGTGAGGCGTTTGCGGCGCTATCTGAGAAGTGGCTTGACCAAGCAGAGGATGCAGACGTTTGGTCGGATCAGGCTGAAGATGGCGACACATGGACTGACATTGTAGAAGCAAGCGGAACGTGGGCAAACGTATCTGAGGACACCGACATTTGGACTGACGTATCTGAGGACACAGACACTTGGACTGACCTAAGTCCGCTAACATAGACTAAGCAGCAGGAATGCTATATATTGCGGTTAAGCAAAGGAGTTTAACATGGCCGACACAACGACAACCACATACGGCTTAACTAAGCCAGAGGTGGGCGCGTCCGCCGATAGCTGGGGCGATAAGATAAACACGAACCTCGACACGCTAGACGATCTGCTTGACGGGACAACGCCTATTGCGCCAAACCTAACCGCGTCCTCTTGGAAGGTCGGTGGAACTGCGGTTACGGCAACTGCGGCAGAGCTTAATGAGCTTGGAACGTTTGCTGGCAACTTTACGCTCCCAACATCTGACGGAACCAGCGGTCAGGTTTTGACGACAAACGGATCAGGCGTATTGACGTTCCAAGCAGGTGGCGGCGGTCTTACAGGTACAACCAGCACGTCAATCACGGCCTTGGGCGTTGGCGCAGGTGCGTCCATATCCACTGGGAATGATAACGTATTTATTGGTGAGAATGCGGGCAACTCAAACAATAGTGGCAGTGAGAACGTATATATTGGTATTGATGCTGGCTCTGGGGAGACGAGTTCATCCGATAACGTTGCGGTTGGTAAGCGCAGCTTGGAAGGCGCAAATCGCACTGGCGGTTCTCAGAATACAATGCTTGGCAGCTTCTCTGGCTACTATGGCCACAGCGGAAATGCAAACGTAAGTATAGGTTATCAGTCAAACATTTATGGTGGCTCAGGCGCAAACAACGTTTCTATCGGTCGAGCAATGCTTGGCAACTCTACATCTGGAGTTTCTGGGGATGGCAACGTTGCAATCGGTGAGCTTGCAATGATTGACCTGTCATCTGGTTCTGACAATGTGGGCATCGGAACAACATCTGCTGCGAATATAACGACAGGCACAGATAACACCGCAGTTGGCAACAATAGCTTAGGGTCAAGCACCAGCGGTACATATCACACCTGCGTCGGGTCTGGAGCGGGGTATCAAATATCTTCTGGGACAAACAACACTTGTTTGGGCGCAGGTGCTGGGGATAGCTCCTCTCCTTTCACAGTCACAAGTCAAAGCAACCGCGTAGTTATTGGGGATACCTCCGTTACGAACGCTTACATCCAAGTTTCTTGGACAGTTACCTCAGATGAGCGCGATAAAACTGATGTTGCGCCAATCCCATCTAGCTTGGGTTTTGTGGAGGCGCTAAACCCAGTTACGTTTAAATGGGACAAGAGGTCTAAGTATTGGGTTAAGGACGCGGACGGCAATATTACATCAAAGCCAACGCCTGACGGAACGCATAAAGAGGATCAGCCGTTCGCTGGCTTTTTGGCGCAAGACGTGCAGCAGGCTATCGCTGATCTTGGGTATGTTGACGGGGTTATCGTTGACAACGAGGATAGCGACTTGCTCAAAATTAAGGAGACTGCGCTAATCCCAGTATTAGTTAAGGCAATCCAAGAATTAAGCGCAAAGGTGAAGGTTCTTGAGGCTGCGGGGTAAATCACATGCCATTGATACCATTAAAGATACCAGCGGGGTTTTACAGGACAGGTACTGACCTTGACGCCGCTGGACGTTGGCGTGATGGCTCACTTGTGCGCTGGCGCGATAACTCATTGCGGCCCGTCGGCGGATGGACGGAAAATACGTTATTCGGTACGTCTGGCGATCTTGGCATGACCAATGCGCCGCGCAGTATGCATACATGGCAAGCCATTGATGGCACACGATATATTGCTGCTGGGTCAAATAATGAGCTTTACGCGGCGTTACCTTCGAACACAACATACGACATCACTCCATCTGGCTTTACGGCTGGCGGCGTTGATGCTGTATTTAACGACGGCTACGGATACGGCGCTTACGGCCGCGAGGATTACGGTACGCCAAGAACAGCCAGCACGCTAGTTGAAGCTGCAACGTGGAGCTTGGACAACTGGGGCGAATACCTCGTTGCCTGCTCGCCCGCTGACGGTAAGCTGTATGAGTGGCAACTAAATGGCGCAGTCGCAGCAGCGCAAATCTCAAATGCACCAGTTGATAATCTTGGTTTAATCGTAACAGAGGAACGTTTTCTGTTTGCACTAGGCGCAGGCGGCAATCCTCGTAAGGTGCAGTGGAGTGACCGCGAAAACAACACAACTTGGACACCAGCATCCACAAACGAGGCTGGCGACATCGAGTTGCAAAGCTCTGGCGAAATACAAACGGCGATCCGCACACGCGGTCAAACGCTAATCCTAACAACGACTTCAGCGCATACGGCGCGATACATCGGCCCGCCCTACGTTTACTCTGTAGAGCGTGTTGGCACATCTTGCGGAATTATCTCGCGCCAAGCGGTTGCGGATGTTGACGCAGGTACATTCTGGATGGGCCAGCGTGGTTTCTTTGGGTTCAACGGCAACACTGTCTCAGAGATACCATGTGACGTACATGATTACGTCTTTGGCGACATCAACACTGCGCAAATCAGTAAGACGTGGGCGCTGGCAAATGGTCAATTTGGCGAAATATGGTGGTTCTATTGCTCGTCAGGATCAAACGAAATTGATCGTTATGTGGCATACGACTACAAAGAGGGTCACTGGCTAATTGGTGACTTATCACGCACATGTGGCGTTGAGAGGGGCGTGTTTACCTATCCCATGCTCATAGATACAAGCTCAGTGGTTTACGATCATGAGCGCGGCTTAGCACATAGCGGTGGATCAGTTTACGCAGAAAGTGGGCCAATCAGCATTGGCAACGGAGACAACATTATGCAGGTGACTGACCTCATTACGGATGAGCAGACGCAGGGCGATGTCAACGTGACGTTCAAGAGCCGCTTTTATCCGAATGACACGGAGTACACGCACGGCCCATTCACGCCATCAGACCCAACATCTGTGCGTTTCTCTGGTCGTCAGGTGCGCATGAAAGTGGAAGGCCAAACGCTTGCCAACTGGAAGGTCGGCACGATGCGCGTGGATGCTAAGGCAGGGGGTCGCCGCTAATGGCTGCACCAGTATTACCGCCTATTACTGACAACCTCAAAGCGTGGGGGCGTGAGCTTACAACGTATTTGCAGCGTCAGTTGCCGCGCCTGTACTTTAAGACGTCTACAGATAGCCCCGCCGAAAACGGTGTTATCTTGTGGGATGAGACAAACAAGTATCCTGTTGTATCCAAGGATGGCGCGTTTGTGCAAATCGTCCTAGAGGACGGTCACGCCTCGTTTTACCGTACAACAGACGTAACAGCGGCTTCGGCAGATACGGCGTACGCAATAACGTACGATGCACCTACTGGCAATGTGGGCATTGATCGGGATGCGACGGACAACAGCAAGATCGTGTTTAGCGAGGCTGGCGAGTATCTACTGATGTTCTCAGCGCAGATTTCGTCAACGTCATCTAGCACGGTCAAGTTTTACTTCTGGCCTAAGCTGAATGGAACAGACGCGCCTAACAACACCATTGTTTATTCGTTACACCAGAATGACGCGACAGTCGTTGTTTCGCGTTCTGCGAAGTTTGATGTAGCTGCGGGTGATGAATTGCAAGTTATGTGGGCGGTGAGTAGTACGTCAGGCTTCTTGGATGCGTCTGCGGCGACATCATTTAGTCCAGCGGCACCAGCGACAACGCTTCACATTACGAGGATGCATGGATGAACGCGCATACACCCATAGACGTATTATTCAAATGCAAGCCTTGGATTGAGGCTGCGTTGGAGCGCTCTGGTGGTCACAACACGTGGGACGAGGTATGCGGAGGCATACGCTCTGGCAAGATGCAACTATGGCCTGCAGAGCGTGGGTGCATTATTACTGAAATCGTGGTATATCCTAATACAAAGGCCTTGCATGTGTTCCTTGCAGGTGGTGAATTGGATGAAATTTTACAAATGACTGAAAATGTGAAAGAATGGGCAAAATTGCAAGGCTGTTCGTTTGCCTCGTTTGATGGTCGTTTTGGATGGCAGAAACCTTTGGAGAAATTAGGCTGGAAGCCTCACTCCATAACAATGCATTTGGAGTTTTAAGATGGGTAGCAAAAGTACTCAATCAACCAAAGTCCCAGAGTACATAGAAGAGGCAGGTAAGCTGGCCCTTCAACGCGCTCAGGAAGTTCAGGCGATGGGCTATGTACCTTACATGGGTCCAGAGGTCGCAACAATTAATCCATATGAGCAAGCTGCAGCGGCAAACGTAGGCGGCATGGCCTCTGCGTTTGGCTTACAGGCTCCTGCTGCGATGGACATGGGTGGCATGCCAACAGTCACTCAGGGCGGCATAACAGGGTATAGCTCTTACCCTGCGTATTTGTCAGCGATGGAGCGCCTGCGTGAGCAACGCCCAGATCAGTACGAATACTTGTCAGGCATGGGCCGTTTTGACCCGATTACTGGTGCGGTCAATCCAGAGTACAATATGCCAGTTATGGAAGGTAACACTGCAAGCAATATGCCTGTGATAAGTGGTAATGATGATGGGCCAAACATGCGAGACTTTATGGCTGAGCGCAGAGCAGAAAGCGCGCGTCGTGCAAGCGCTGGCTCATCAGGCGGTTTTGACCCGCTAGGGCCAAGCGGAAACTACTCTTTAGACCTAAGTGAAACGCCAGCAGGCAAGCTATTTGGCGGCATTAACAAATTTATAGGAAACTAAGACATGGGTGCATCAGGTAATCAGCAAACAGCCACTCCTGCGGGCGGGTTTTCCCCTTTGAGCGCTCTAAAGGCAAGCGGTTTGGGGGTAGGTACGCAAGAATATCCCACTGGAGGCCCAATGCCCACGCCAGCGCCTGCGCCTGCGCCTGCGCCAACGCCAATGGTGCAGCCTACTGGGCCGAATGCGTTTCAGCAGGCTCAGGGGTATCAAGCGCAGGCGGGTGAGGCTTACGGTGGTTTAGCAGGATTTCAGCCGCAAGCTACGCAAGCTGCTCAAATATCTCCAGCATCAACCATGCAGGGCGTAGGTCAAGCAGGCCAGCCAATCCAAGCGGGTCAGATTGCTCAGACTGACATTGGTCAATATATGTCGCCTTATACGCAGCAAGTCATTGAGCGCGGCGAGGCAGACATTGCAAGACAACGTGAGCAAGCATTAAATCAGCTAGGCGCATCTGCTACTGCAGCAGGTGCATTTGGCGGGTCGCGACAAGGTTTAGCAGAGGGCGAAACATACGGTCAGTATGGTCGTATGGCAGCAGACTTTGCCTCACAGCAGCGTGAAAAGGCATTTCAGCAAGCGCAGCAGGCTGCACAGTTTGACATCGGCACAGGTATGCAGGCGCAGCAGCTTAACCAGCAAGCGGCAGAAGCTGCGGCAGCGCGTGAGCAAGCGGCACGTTCAGGTAATATGGCGGCAGCTAACCAGTTTGCCATGCAGCAAGCTCAGCTTGAGCAGCAAGCAAATCTTGCAAACCAGCAGGCAGCGCTTTCTGGCGCAGGCATTCAGCAGGCTGCAGCAGGCGGCCTAGCGGGGCTTGGCCAGCAGTTATTTGGGCAAGGCATGGGTGTTCAGCAGCAAATCGCCTCTCAGGCTGCTCAGCAGCGTGCATTGCAGCAGCAGATGATCGAAGCTCAGCGCAGACAGGTCATGGGCGCTTACGGTGCGCCATTGGCTGGACTTGGTGCTTTATCTCAGATTTTAGGCGGTACACCTTACGGCACAACAGCCACAACTAGCCAAGGCTTCAACCCTGCATCCCTACTAATGTTATTGTGATCTGATATGGATTATCGCCAGCTTGCATACCAAACAGCGCAGAAATACGGGATAGACCCAGATTTATTCGTGCGTCAAATACAAGCAGAAAGCGCATTTCGCCCTGATGCAGTTAGTTCTGCTGGGGCGATTGGCCTTGGTCAGCTTATGCCTGCGACAGCAAAAGAGCTTGGCGTTGATCCAACTGATCCCGTGCAGAACTTAGAAGGTGCGGCGCGCTACATGAAGCAGCAGCTAGATCGTTTTGGCGATCCAGCCTTAGCTTTAGCGGCATATAACGCAGGCCCAAGCCGTGTTGCAAAGGCAAACGGCGTTCCAAACATTACAGAAACACAAAATTATGTCGCCAAGATACTTGGTGGAAAAGGTGGTGCAGCAATGGCTCAAGAACCTCAAAAACCTCAAGGCTTGCTAAGTGGCCTGCTTGGTGGGCAGGGCATAGGCGGCGCTCTAGGTCTAAGTCCAGAGTTTAGTGATAAACTTGCAATGGCTGTCATGGCTGGAACAGGTGATGCAAGATTAACGCCTCTTATTCAGCAGCGTGCGGCAGGGATTAAGGAGCGTAGGGCTGAGGCTAAACTGGAAAAAGGTATCAACAAGACTGTTGAGTGGCTAAAGAGTAAGAACAGGGAAGATTTAGTTGGTGCTGTTATGACTGGTGTCATTGATCCAGCAAGCGCGATACAGGCTGCTCTGGCTAAGCCAAAAGAAAAAACCTATCAATATCAATCACTTGTAAAAGATTTGATGGCAGCAAATCCAAATCTGAGTTACAAGGATGCGCTTGATATGGCGCTCAGCCAAACAAAGTCTGGAACTACAGTCAACGTAGGCCCAACTGGTATTGACTACGGCAAGCCACCTAACAATATGGCGTGGCGTAGAGATAGCGCTGGTAATGTTATGACCGATGAGCGAGGCGCTCCTATAGCGGTGCCAATCAGCGGCACTGAGCTTGCAGAGAAGCTGTCAGCGGCGGAGAAGGCGGAAGAAAAGGCAGCGTCTGCTAAGGAGATCGCACAAACGACAGTAAGTAGGGGCGTGAAGGATGCTTTGACAATAATGGAAAGCAAGGGTCTCTCTGACATACTCCCAGAGGCAGGGACAATCGGTAAGTTCCTTGCAGACTACACTTGGAACCAAGAAGCAAGAGACCTGCGTAGAACCCTTCAATCGTTACAGGCAAACACTGCGTTTACTAGGCTACAAGAGATGCGTGATGCGAGCAAAACTGGTGGCGCACTTGGTAACGTAAGTAATGTCGAACTAGAATTGCTCATGTCATCATACGGCTCACTATCTCAAGACCTTAGCCCTGACAGACTGCGCGAAAATCTCAAGAATATTGAGAAGGTAATGGGCAAAATTGAGCAAGACCCAGTTGCGCGTGCATTCTATGAGGACGGGGTTGACTTGCGCGGCAGCGAGGTTGACGCACAGGTAAAAGCGGGCAACGGCTCAAATACTGTTATAGAGTATGACGCTCAGGGTAATAGGGTGAGTAAATGATTGAAGCCAAGCTACCAGATGGCACAACCCTTCGATTTCCAGACGGAACGCAAGACGCTGTTATAGACAGAGTTGTTAAGCAGCATCTGTCTGAGAAAGCGGAAATGGGCGAAGTTGATACTGCACTTGAATATGCTGCTGACATTGGCGGTGCAGCCTTGGCTGGCGCTGGCAGGGGTATAATTGGCGCACTTGCTTTACCAGAGATGGCGGGTCGCGGCATTACTCGCGCGGGTCAAGAGGCGCTGCAATACTTTGGCTATGATGTTGGCGAAGATATACCCGTATTAGATACAGCAACAGAGCGCACATTAAGAAGGGGCGTAGAGGCTGCTGGACTTGGAGAGGAGCTTGAGTTTCGTGGGGAAACACTACCTGCAAGGTTTGCAGGAACTATAGGCGAGTTTGGTGCAGGCGGCGGTGCGTTAGGTGCTCTTGGAAAAGGCGTAAGGGCCGCTGCAGGAGCCACTAAGGTGGGTCGAGCTGGAGAGCAAGTAGCTCGCGCAGGATTAAGCCGTGCAGGTCAGGTGGCTACAGGTGTTTCTGCTGTTGGAAGTGAGGCTGCTGGTCAGTTAGCAGAAGGAACCGCTTGGGAACCTGCTGCCAGAATTGCTGGCGCATTCATTGCCCCTGCTGGGGCCGCAAAAGCGCTAAACACTGGGAACAAAACTTGGAACGCACTGCGTGCTAAGAATGAAGCTAGGCCAACGGTTGATATGCTGAAAGCTGAGAAGAACACAGCTTACAACGCAGTCAAAAAATCAACTCAAGGATTTACTGTTGGTGAAACTCAAGACATGGTAAATCGTGCGATTAAGAGTGCGTTTGAACAGGGAGCCTACGAGCTTACTGACGATGCCACTATGGCTGCAGTTGAGTTGCTAGAGGGGCTTCGTGGTCAACAGATCGGGTTAAAAGAGTTCGATAAGCTGCAGCGCAAGCTAGGCAAGATTTACAAAAAAGCTCCAGATCAGCCAGAAATCCTCACAATGATAAAGTCTTTGGATGATAGCTTGGCGGTAAAAGCGGGCAAGGATAATCTTGTAAAGGCTGCACGCTCAGCCAACTCAAAATACGCAAAGGCGCAACTTTTGCAGAAAGAATTTGCAAAGCACCAGCGTCAAGCAAAAGCAACTGGTTCTGGCGGTAACGTGGTCAACAAATATCGTCAATCCCTACAGAAGATATTAGACAACCCAAACAAGGTTAAGTTCTTTAGTGATGACGAAATTCAAGCTATGACACGTATCGTGGACGGCACTGTTTCTGAGAACACGTTAAGACTTGCGGGCAAAATGGCTCCTAGCGGGAATGGCTTAATGACCTACCTCAATCTAATATCAGCCACCATAAACCCTGCATTTCTTGGCGTAACCGCTGTATCTGGCGCTGCGAAAAAGCTGTCTGAGGCGCAAATAAAAAGCACCACAAGAAAGCTGCAGGACCTAGTTGCGGCTGGCGGGATAAAGCCAGAAGAGGCCAAGCAGCTTATTACTAGGGATTATGTACTTGAACTTTTAGCGCCGTTTGTCGGCCTAGCTCCACAAATACCACAAGGACAATAACATGCAGCCACAAGCAAAAGACAGACGCGAGATTGAAGCTATCGTGCAGGACGCTATGGCGCAGGCTGTAGACTTTGTTGAGAGCGAAATCACAGATGAGCGCATCAAGGCTCAGCGCTACTTTGATGGCGCAGTAGACATAGGCTACGAAGATGGGCGCAGCAAGGTTGTAGCGACTAAGGTGCGCGACACCATTCGCTCAGTTAAGCCAAGCATCATGCGTGTATTCATGTCCACAGCAAAGCCTGTTGAGTTCTTACCCAAAGGCCCAGAGGATGTTGCTGCAGCAGAACAAGCCACGCAGTACATTCACTACGCATTCACCAAGAATGACGGGTATCGCGTGCTAAACGATGCGATCCATGACGCGCTGATTAAGAAAACAGGTATCGTTAAAGCATACTACGAGGACAGCTACAAAGCTGAGATATTCACGTATGACAATCTGACAGACGAAGAATACACTTTGCTGGCCTCAGACGATAATGTGGAAATCCTAGAGCATGGCATGGAAATGTCCATGAGCATGGATGAGTTTGGCATGGAAGTGGCATCGCCTATCCATTCGCTGAAGATCAGCAGACAAATACCTAACGGTCAGCTACGCCTAGAGAGCGTGCCGCCAGAAGAGTTTTTCATTAACTCACAGGCACGCAACATAGATGACGCATACATTGTAGCGCACCGCACAGAGATGCGCGTGGGCGAGCTTGTAGAGATGGGCTACGACTTTGAGGACGTATATAAGCTAGATGGCTTGTATGGCGCATCAGACATCTCTGAGGCAGAAACTATGGAGCGTCAGGGTTACTCACAGGATGACTATGAGGATCAAGAGGGCGATCCTGCAATGCGCTCTGTTGCAGTCACAGAAGCCTACATGAAGATCGACGTAGATGGCACGGGTGTACCAGTTCTGCATCGCCTTATCTGCGGTGGCACAAACTACCAGCTATTAGACTTTGAGCCTTGGGATGAGGTGCCATTTGCTGTGTTTGAGGTTGATCCTGAGCCACACACATTCTACGGGCGCTCTCTTGCAGAAATCATCATTGATGACCAAGACGCAGCAACAGCGATCCTGCGTGGCGTGCTAGATAACGTAGCTATGACGAATAACCCTCGCATTGGTATTGTTGATGGTGCGGTTAATATTGACGATGTGCTGAATAACGAGATCGGCGCAATCGTGCGCATGCGTCAAGCTGGGTCAGTTCAGGAGCTTACAGTTCCGTTTACTGCAGGCCAGACGCTAGGTGCGCTAACCTACATGGATCAGGTTGTTGAAAACAAAACTGGCGTATCTCGCGCATCTATGGGGCTAGACCCAGATAGCATGCAGTCAACCACACGCGCAGCCGTGCAAGCCACAATCCAAGCGCAGGCTGGTCAGATTGAGGTTATGGTGCGTAACCTTGCAGACGGTATGAAGCGCCTATTCGGCATCATGCTACGCGCAGCAATCAAGAACACAGACGAAGAGCAGCTTGTGAAGATGGGCGGCCAGTTTGTGCAGGTTGATCCTCGCGTATGGCGCTCAGACATGGACATCGGCATCAACGTAGGCCTAGGCACAGGCCGCGAAGAAGAGAAGATGATGGCGTTGCAGCAAGCGTTCCAAATCCAGCAGCAAATTTATACGCAGTATGGGCCATTTAACGGCATGGTGAGCTTGACGAACATACGCAATACGTTGTCTGATATGTTAGCTGCTGCTGGCATTCGCAACTCTGACAGATATTTTGCTCCAATCACGCCAGAGGTCGAGCAGCAGCTACTTCAAATGCAGCAGCAAGCGCAGGCTCAGCAAGCCCAAGGTACTGACCCTAATCAAGCCTACTTACAAGCAGAGCAGATGAAAGCGCAAGCCAATATGCAAACAGATATGGCTAAACTGCAGCTAGAACAGCAAAAACTTGCTATGGAAGATGACCGCAAGCGTGACCAGATGGATCAAGACTTGCTGGTTGATGCTGCGAAGGTGCTAGGCCAGTATGGCACTCAGGTTGACGTAGCTGCGATCAGAGCAGCGCAACAGGCGGCGAGAGGATAATGCAGAGCATTCGCATACAAGCAGACGAAGCTAAGCGTTTAAAGAATGATACTGCTTTTCAGCAGTTTGTCCAAGATGTTCGCGATGTGCAGCTAAGCATATTCGCAAACAGCACTGCATCCGAAGTGGAGCAGCGTGAAGAGGCGCACGCAATCATGCGCGCGTTAAACCAGATCGAAATGCAGCTTGACGCAGCAATTGCTGCAGAGCGCATGTTAGATCGCAAATAAGGAGTAGCACCGTGGAAAACGCGACTACACTAGATGAGGCGGTAGGAAGCCTACTGTCACCAGATGTTGGCGGTGAGCCAACGCAAGAAGATAATTTGCGTGAAGCAGCAGATGATATGATTGAGCCAACTCAGGACGCTGAGAGCGAAGTTATAGAGGAAGCTGAAGAGGACGCAGATGTCATCGAAGCATCTGACGATGATGGTGAAGCCGAATATGAAGATGATGCAACTGAATATACTGACGAAGTAGAAGCCGTTGAGGATGACAGCGAAGAAACTCTGTACGACATCACTATTGATGGTAAGCCAGAGCGCTGGACCCTTTCCCAACTAAAGCAGTCTGCTGCGGGTCAGGGCTATATTCAGCAAAAAATGCGTGAAAACGCTGAGCAATCCAAACAGATTGAAGCAGCAAAAGCGCAATTAGCTCAGCAGTTAAACGTGCTGAACACTTTAACCCAGCAAGCGCAGAATGGCGAACTTGCTCCACCTACGCCGCCCTCAAAGGAACTTCTTGAGAGTGACCCAATTGGGTACATGCAAGAGAAGGAAGCCTACGAAACGGCAATGGGTGAGTATAACGCCAAGATGCAGCAAGTGCAGCAACTGCAAGCACAGCAGGCGCAAGTGTCGGAGCAGCAAAAGATGCAGCACCGTCAGGAGCAAATGCAGATATTGCAGCAACGCGTGCCTGATTTCGCTGACCCTCAAAAATATGAGAAAGCGGCTCAGGATATGCTACGCGGTGGGCAGGAGTATTACGGGGTTCCGCAGGAAGCTCTAATGCAACTCACTGATGCTGTAGAGATTGAAATCCTGTATGACGCGGTACGTTATCGTAGACTGCAGGCCAATCGCAAAAACGTAGACCAGAAAGCTAAGAAAGCTAAGCCTATGGTCAAAGCTGGTGCAAAAAAGGTTCAGGATAGTGCGGCTGCAACTCGCAGAAAACAGCAAGCCAAAGCTATGAAGTCTGGGAATATCGCAGACATGGCAGACTTGCTACTAGACCCAAAACTTTAGTAAAGGAAAGTGAACTATGGCACAGCCAAGCAACACATTCGACAGCTATGATGCAGTCGGCATTCGTGAAGATTTGAGTGATGTAATCACAAACATCTCACCAGAAGAAACACCATTCCACACGAAGTCTGCAAAGACCCGTGCGCGCAATACATTGCATGAATGGCAAACAGACAGCCTACGCGCATCTGCAGCAAACGCTCACATTGAAGGTGACGCAACAACTGCGGAAGCACGTTCAGCGACAACTCGCTTGGGCAACTACACACAAATCTTTAAGAACGCAGTTGTCGTACCTGACACTGACGAAGGTTTGGACAAAGCAGGCCGTGCGCGTGAAATCGCGTACCAAACGCTAAAAATTGCCAAAGAGCAAAAATTGGACATCGAAAAAGCACTTTTCGACAACAATGCTCGTGCAGCGGGTAACTCCACAACTGCGCGTGAGCTTGCTGGTGCGCCTGCATGGTTGACATCAAACACAGACTTTGGTGCTAACGAGGGTGCAGACCCAACTGGTGACGGTACAGACGCACGTACAGATGAGACAACAACTCTTATCGCGTTTGACCAAGACCGCTTTGATGGCGTAATGCAGTCAATCTGGGAAAACGGTGGCAACCCTGACACTGTATATCTATCAGCATTCCAAATGAACAAAGCGTTGGCCTTCACAGGTAACAACAACCAGCGTTCAGCGGTACAAGCTGGTGACGAGCGTGTCATCAAATCACTTGCAGTATACGTTACACCTTGGGGAACAATCGAGTTCATGCCAAGCCGTGAGAACCGTTCTCGTGACGTATTCATCATGCAGGATGATATGTGGGAAGTCGCAACATTGCGTCCAACCAAAAACGTTGCACTTGCAAAAACTGGCGACAACACAACTCGCCAAGTTGTTACAGAACTTACATTG